ACTTCTTCTCAAAGGCTTTAAACAAACTTTCGGACAAGATTTTTACGTGGAAGTGCAATCACATAACCCTGTGGAGATCAACTCTGCCCTTTTAGAATTAGCAGACAAGCTTGGAATTAAATCGGTGGCAACAGGAGATGCTCACTTTGCTAAAGAAGAAGATAGGATTTTAGAAGAAGCATTACTTATTCTTTCAACATCACCTAAGATTGACAAGGACTCAGACTTTGAGATGTCTCGTAATATAAAAGACATGATGGAAAGATTTAACTATCTGTACCCAGATCGTAGAATTTCTTTTCAAGACTATAACCTTTTCATTCAGTCCAGAGAAGAGATTGAAGCAGACTTTAATAAAGCTGGAATCACTCGTACAGACATATATGAAAACACAATGGAGATTGCAGATAAGATTAAGGAATATGATTTTCATCAAGGACTAGATCTTCTACCAGTTCCAAAAACAGATGCGGATGACAAGCTTCGTGAAATGGCATATGCTGGACTAGACAAACTTGGATTTGCAGACAACAAAGTTTATACAGATAGAGTTGAAGAAGAGCTTTCTGTAATTGCATCCAAGAGCTTTGCATCTTACTTTTTAGTTATTGCAGACATGATTGACTGGGCAAAGACTAATGACATTCGCGTTGGTCCAGGCCGTGGATCAGCAGCAGGGTCTCTAGTATGTTACTCCTTGGGTATAACAGATGTTGATCCAATTAAATATGACTTGTTGTTCTTTAGATTCATTAACCCAGAACGTAATGACTTCCCAGATATTGATACCGACTTTGAAGATCGACGTCGCAAAGAAGTAAAGGAATACTTAAAGAAAAAGTTTAAGCACGTAGCATCTATCTCAACATACACTTATTTTAAAGACAAAGGTGTAATACGTGATGCTGCAAGAATTTTTATGGTGCCCCTACAAGAGGTTAATCGTGCAATGAAATCAATTGATACCTTTGAAGACTTTATTTCTTCCCCAAATACAAAAGAGTTTAGAGCAAAGTACCCAGAGGTTGTTTGGCTTGCAGATAGATTGCGTGGAAGAATTCGTTCAGTTGGAGTCCACGCTGCTGGAGTTGTTGTTGCTAAGGATGACCTTAGAAAATTTGCTCCAGTTGAATCAAGAGAAGATACACAGGATAAGGTATCTGGAAGAATTCCAGTCGTCGCATACGACATGGATACGGTTGCGGATATAGGTCTTATTAAACTAGATGCACTAGGGCTTAAGACCTTATCTGTAATTTCCGATACGCTTAAATCAATTAAGTCTAGAACAGGCAAAGATATAGTTTTGTCTGATATGACTTTAGATGATCCACAAGTTTATAAAATGCTTAGCGAAGGATACACTAAAGGAGTCTTTCAGGCAGAAGCAACTCCATACACAAACCTTCTTATTAAAATGGGAACCGATAAGTTTGAGGACCTAGTTGCATCCAATGCTCTTGTAAGACCAGGAGCTATGAATACAGTTGGTGCTGCATATATCAAGCGTAAGCATGGCAATGAGGCTGTAGATTATACACACGCAATCATGAAGCCGTTCACCGAGAACACATATGGTGTTATTATATATCAAGAGCAAGTTATGCAGGCATGCGTACACTTGGGCGGTATGACTTGGGCAGAGGCTGATAAGGTCCGCAAGATTATTGGAAAGAAGAAAGATGCAAAAGAATTTGACCAATTCAAGGATAGGTTTGTTACTGGGGCTTCAGAACACATTACTAAGAAAAAAGCAGAGGCGCTATGGCATGATTTTGAGGCGCATGCTGGTTATTCTTTTAACCGTTCCCATGCTGTTGCTTACTCTATGCTTAGTTACTATACTGCTTGGCTTAAGTTTTATTATCCACTTGAGTTCATGTTTTCAATTCTTAAAAACGAAAATGATAAAGATGCTAGGACCGAATACTTAATTGAATCTAAGAGGCTAGGTCTAAAGGTTTTGCTTCCTCACGTAAATGAATCTGGTCTTTATTTCTCTCTTCAAAAGGATGCAATTAGATTTGGATTAACTGAGATTAAGTTTATATCAGACAATATTGCAAACAAGATTATCGACAATAGGCCTTACGATAGCTATAAGAATTTTGTTTCTATTGCATCTGCTAAGGGCAGTGGAATAAATAGTAGGGCCATAAGCTCATTAAATGCAATTGGCGCAGCAGCATTTAAAGATAATTTAAGAACTGGTAATGAAAAAGATAATTATTATGAGTACCTTGGCATACCAACATTTAATTTAGAGGGCATTCCTCCAAGAGTTAAGGCACAAGCCAGACCTATTGAAGATTTTGATGACCTTGGTTCCTTCGTTATGTTTGGAATGGTAAAGGCTATCAAGCGTGGAACTGGATGGGCAAGAGTGGAGATTGTAGATGAGACTGGATCGATAGGTCTTTTTCATAATGAGCAAACACAAATTGAAGTTGGTCAGATGTATTTTATTCTTGTTGGAGACAACAGAATTGCCAGGTACATAAAGGTTTCCGATATCGATCCTTCATCAAACGATATGTTTGTTGACTACCTATATCGAAAAGAGTACGACCTTGAAGATGATGAGTATATGGTTGTAAACTTTACTCCATATGTAACAAAGGCTGGTAAGACTATGAGCCACATAGTTCTATCAAATAAAAATAAGGAGCTCACAAGAGCTATTGCTTTCCCAACAATGTACAAGATGACACTTGCAAAAATGCGTGAGGGAATGAAGTGTAAGGTTGTTCTATCAAAACTAGATGATGGAACTATGAATATAAAGGAAATAAAATGAGCGATACAAATATTCAAGATGTTTATGCACAGCTAAATATTGCTAAAATTTTAATTGCAGTAATTGAAAGCCTTGGAGAAATTGCCGTACCAGTTGACAAGTTTATAAATGTAAACAATGAAGACAAGGAATTGCAAGTAGATTATAATGAGGCCGACAACACATTTGCATTTAAGCTTAAGCAAAAGGATTAATATAAACGCTTCACAACAATTTATTTAAATGGTATAATAGTAGAGAGAAGAAAGAATATAAATGACTATTTCATTAGAAGACATAATGGCAAAGCTGGATCCAAAAACACGTGCAAGAGTTCAGTCGGCACAAAATGTGCAGGTACATAAACAATTAACTCCTAGTATAGGATTAAATGTTGCACTAAAGGGTGGATTAGGATATGGCAGACAGGTCTTGGTATGGGGAAATAAGTCTGCTGGTAAATCTTCTTTCTGTTTACAGATGATAGCTTTGGCTCAACAAGAGGGAAAAACGTGTGCCTGGATTGATGCAGAAGCTTCATATGATCAACAATGGGCAGAGCAGCTGGGAGTAGATTCATCTTCTCTTATTTATTCTCAAGCTAAAACAGTTAATGATATGGTTGACGTCGGCGTTAAACTAATGGAGGCTGGCGTTGATGTAATTGTAGTTGATTCTATTTCCGCCTTGCTTCCAGGAATATATTTTGAAAAAGATGGAAATGAAATGAAAGATTTGCAAGACACCAAGCAAATCGGCGCAGAAGCAAAGGATATGACTCATGCAGTCAAAATGTTAAACTATGCAAACAAAAACACACTACTTGTTCTTATCTCCCAACAAAGAAATCAATTTGGGTCAATGCATGCTTCACACATCCCAACAGGAGGAATGGCAGTTAAATTTTTCTCTAGTACCGTTATCAAGCTCTGGTCTTCAGAAGCTGAAGCTAATGCTATCAAAGCTGGCGTTCAAGTTGGGGACAAAATTATTGAACAGCGTGTCGGGAGACCAGTCAATTGGATTATTGATTACAACAAACTCGGCCCCCCTAACCTTTCAGGACAATACGACTTCTACTATCAAGGAGAATCTCTAGGAGTTGATCGTATTGGTGAGACACTCGACGTTGCAGAGATGTACGGTTTAATTGAAAAGGGCGGTGCATGGTATACAATTAATGGTGAGCGTTTTCAGGGTAGAGCAAAAGCTGTAGCGTACCTAAGAGAAAACCCAGAAGTTTCTGGAAAGCTAATAGGAGAAATTAATGCCAAATCTTAATGAGTTTATTAGTAATCCAGCTGTTGTTAATAAAAAAAGCTTAGAGTCAATACATGGAATTAAACCATGTTTTAAATGTGATAAGGATGCAGAAGAAGCTTTTTGGGATCCAGAGTCTATGACGCTTGCATGGGAGTGTCCAGACGGACACCCTAACGAAATCAAGGTGCAGTAAAATGTCATATGCAGATATAGAAAAAATAGTAATTGCCCCTCAAATAGTTGTATACAAAAACATATTTAAGTTTAGTCAAGAGCTAATTGATTTGGTAGAAGAAGATATACCAGATTCAATTTTAGATCCATGGAGAGAGTGGTACCATCAAGGCAAAAGAAAAGGAATGTTTTTTAATAGCAAGATGGATTTACATTCAGGAAATGAATTAGAAATTAAAGAAAAAAAATACTTAAAAGAAATCTATGACATAACTAGTTTTATTAATAAAGATTATTTTAATGACTTTAAAGATATTGGCATATGGCCAAATTTTATTTTAGACTGGGATAAACTAGAAGATATAGAAGATGAAATATACATAGACTACTTTAAGTATGAGTACGAAAAGCAAAAAGAAATTATTAGGGCTGAGGGCCAGCCTTTAATGGATTACCACATTGATGAGTTACCAATACCAAATGAAATTAAGCGTAGAAGACACGTTGCAACAATTAATTTTTATTTAAATAATAATTATTCTGGTGGGGATATATGCGTGTATGATGACGTTTCTAAAAAAAGCTATAGGTACAAGCCTATGCCAGGAGATGCAGTTATAATGCCGTCAACAGAGCCATTCTACCATGCAGTAAAACAATATTTTAATGCAGATAGATATTTTGCAAGAACTTTTCTAGATTATTTTTCTGACAAAAACATACCTTGGGAAAGCAAATACGTAGTCTCCAATCATAATAATTCTAATATGTCAGAATCTGATTATGTAGATAAAGATTTGCAAATAATAAAAATAGATGCAAATGAAATTATTATAGGAGAGGACTCTGATAGTGTCTGAAAGAGCAGAAGTAAAAAGAGATGGCGCAAAGGCTCAAAAAAATTCTGGAAGAGGAGACTATCAAAAAGGTGATGCACAATGGAATCAGTTTTTAGTTGATTATAAAGAGGCTGGATCAACATTCACTCTTAATAAAGACATATGGGCAAAAATATGCACTGACACTTTTAAGGTTAACAGAGATATGCATCCAGCCTTAAAAATAATTATAGGTAAAGAAAACAAGGTCAGGCTTGGTATAATAGAGTGGGCAGTTTTAGAAGATCTAATAGAATTTTGGGAGAAAAATAATGTATAAGCTAGATGTGTATATAGATAATAAAGAAGCACCAACTGCAAAAATAAGACCACTTGTAATGCAAAGAGAGTGGATGCACGATACTACTTATAATTGTGATCCAGTCGGAATGGCTAACACCCTTGGATACGGAATCTATTTTGATGAGGATATTTCATTTATATGGAATGGAGTCAGAGCTGATCCAGCAACTGCTATAACTGGAGGGGAACATATCTGGGTTGGCAGAGGAGAAGGAACTGTAAGCTTTATAACTAATCTACTGTTTAGAACAGATGAAAATACAAGTGTTTTAACTATGCCTGTACCAAATGAAAAAATAGAAGGAGCACAAGTTGTAAGCACAATACTATCAACCTCTGTTTTTACTGGAACTTTTTCTGTGGTATGGAAGCTCGATACACCAAACAAAGAATACTTTGTACCAGCTGGCACAAACATTGCCTGTATACTACCAATTTCATTAGGAGCCATACAAGATTCTGTTGTTACAATTAAGAATACTCCCGCTACATTTGAAAGAATACATGACAATATAGATTATATAACATACTTAAAGGGTTTAAATGCAAAAGGGATAAGGCCAAGAATGTATAAAAAGGCTATAGACCACACTGGAAGAATAATCGGCAAACATGAAGTTGCTAAAATTAAGCTTCATGTAAATTATGAAGAGGAAACTAAAGATGGAAGATAAAAATACACTGCAGCTTATTAGTGACATTACTGAGTTTAATGACCTTCATGAATTTATGAAGGATGAGCACTTAGACAAGGCACTTGCTATTGTAGTAAAGCTTTTAATGAACCCAGATGTTCCATCTGCCAAGGCACCACATTTAATTATGGAGCTTCAAGCCATGTCAACCAAGTTTGCAGTACTTGCTTCAGTCTATTCAACGATTGCTAAAGACAAGGCTGGAACAGAAAATAACAATAAGAAAAATATTTACTATTCAGTAAAGGAGTCCATAGACAAACTCGTAGATGCACTTAAGTATGTCGTTAGGTACAACTCATAAATGGCTAGAGATATTGTAAAGAACCTTAAATTTAAAAAGCATACTGGCAACTTTTTCGACCCAGAAAAGTTTGCACAGTTACTTGACGAATCTTATAGAAACACCAAGCGTCCAGATGGAGATACTACTAAGAAATCATTTAGCCCCAGCTCACTTGGATATGGTCACGGAACATGCCCAAGATATTGGTATATGGCATTTACTGGTGCGGTATTCATTGATGATAACGATGCAGTTGCTGTAGCCAACATGGCTCAGGGAACACAGGCACACGAGAGACTTCAAAACCTTATTAAGACTATGCCTGAGTGGAGAGCAGAAGAAGAAGAAATTATTAATGAGTACCCACCAATTCGTGGCTTCATAGACTTGATCATGGAGTATGATGGCGAAACTGTAATTGGAGAAATTAAAACGGCTAAGCAAGAAGTTTGGGATACTAGACAAGCAGAGATGAAGTCTTCTCCAAATCATATGCTACAGTTACTCACATACATGAAATTAAAGAACGCAAAAGAAGGATTCTTCCTGTATGAAAATAAGAATACCCAAGAGATTTTAATTATTCCTATCTCTATGAGCGATAAGAATAAGGCTATTATTGAAGATGCATTTCAATGGATGAGGGACGTTTGGGATAATTTTAAAGAAGGAGATCTACCTAAACGTCCAGAAGGTGCAACTAAGTACAAGCTGCCTTGCACGTATTGTCCAGTTAAAAAAGAATGTTGGGCAAAAGGATCTAATCCTGGAACAGTAGAGATTGATTTAATGAAGGTTGTAAAATAATGGTATGCTTAAACTCAGAGTGTAGCATAAAGTTTGAGCCCAAAACACATAATCAGAAATACTGCTCTGATGAATGCTGCAGGGTTGCAACTAACAAAAGAATAATGGAAAAATATTACGAAAAAAAAGCTATTAAAAACGGTGCTCCAAGAAAATGTAAAGGCTGCCCAGGCTTATTAAGCAGATATAATTCTGATCCTTATTGCGCTAAATGCATAAAGTCTAATACATCAAAGGTAAAAAAATACTTAATGGGGATACTAGATGACATTGGCTAGCCTAGTCAAATCAAAAGCATCCAGAGTTTTGGGCATAGACGCTTCAACAAACTCTATAGCTTTTTGTTTAATGGAAGACGACAAGCCGCTTAAGTGGGGAAAAATAAATTTATCTGGCACAGACATCTACGAAAAAATATATGATGCTAAAGTAAAAATGAGTGTTATGCTAGAAGAATTAAAGGCAGACTATATTGCAATTGAAGGTGCAGTTCTTGTAAGGTCTCCAGATGCTGTAATTAAACTATCTTATGTTTATGGGGTGGTTATAGCAGAGCTTATGTCAACTGGCGCCAAAGTAATAACTATATCCCCAACCTCTTGGCAATCTTATATTGGAAATAAAAATCCCACTAAAGAAGAAAAGCAGGCAGTTAGAATAGCATATCCAGGACACGTAGACTCATGGTACAAGAATTACATAAGGAATATGAGAAAGCAAAGAACTGCAGACTATTTTAATTTAAAGTATAATCTATTATTAAATGATTTTGACGTAGCAGATTCATTTGGTATTGCACACTATGCCAATAAGGAGTTAACAAAGAGATGAAATTATATCAAGATAAAGGCTGGCTATATAACAGATACATTATTCAAAAAAAGAATATAGTTGAAATAGCAAAAGAATGCAATGTTTCAGCTATGACAATACAAAGATATATAGATAAATTTGGAATGAAGATCAAGCGCTAATTGACATTTTAGTTGACTAGAAGTATAATAATTTAATGACAGAAATAGAGCCATCGATACATTTTGATAAGATGAATAAGGTTGTTTCCGAGTTATTAAAAGGAAACTCCGCCACTCAGATTGCCACAATAACTGGAATGACTAGAAAAGATGTCCTAGAGTATATTGATGAGTGGAAGTCCGTAGTCCACAATGACACCAACGTCCGAGATCGTGCCAGAGAAGCCTTAATGGGGGCAGACCAGCACTACGATATATTGATTAAAGAAGCGTGGAAAACAGTAGAAGATGCTGATACTCAAGGGCAACTCAACGTTAAGTCTGGAACACTAAAGCTAATAGCAGACATAGAAACTAAAAGAATAGCTATGCTTCAGTCTGTTGGAATCTTAGAAAATAACGAAATGGCATCTCAAATACTGGAGACAGAAAGAAAGCAAGAGATGCTTGTTGGAATATTAAAAGAAGTTACTTCAAGTTGCAACCATTGTAAAATAGAAGTTGCAAAAAGGCTTTCTCAAATAACTGGTTTAGTTGAGCCAATAATAATTTCTCAAGAGGCTTCAGATGCTTAAACTTGATGGATCAATAAAATTAGGCGAGGACATACATGTATTCCCAAACTTTATATCACCCGAAGAATGCCAAGAGATAGTTGGCTTTATTGAATCAATACCCGAAAATATTTGGGAAGAGCACCTCAATGAAGGTAGCCAAGGCTACGAGATAGCCTTTGTTGATGTAATTCAATTAAAAAAAATAAACAAAAAGCTACAAGAACTTTTAGATAGCGATGTGTATTTAAACACTTCTCTTTCTCCAACTAGAATGAAAAGGGGATTAGTTGGAACGCATCACTCCGATGACTTTGAATTTTTAAACATAATAGAGGCCAATAAAAATCTTAAAGAAGAAGAAGAATTTGAATTAGTAAAAAATAATATAGCTGGCTTAATCATGTACTTTAACGATTTTGAAGGAGGAGAGATACATTATTCAAATCAAAATATAACTTACGCTCCAAAAGCTGGCGACCTGCTAATACATAGCTCTAGTAATCATTGCAAGCATCAAGTACAAAAAATAAAAAGTGAAGTTAGATACTCTCACTCAGATAACTTATTTAGATATATTAAAGTCCCCAAAGGATTTAAAAATGTCATATGATTTTTCTGAATTTATAGAAATTTTAGACGGAGAAGAGTTTGAAGAGAGGCCAGTAGACCTACAAACATTTGTTACTAGCCCAGACTATTTAGGTTTACCACCTCTTTCAGAGCATCAATACACTCTTATATCAAGAAGCTCTCAAATATATAAAGAATCTACTTTGATAAAGTTATATGGAGAAGATCTAGGCAAGAAGATGTCCAAGCAAACTTGTGTAGAAGTTATTGCACAGCTAGGCAAAGGCTCTGGAAAAGACTACTCATCAACAATAGCAGTTGCATATATAGTATATTTACTATTGTGCTTAAAAGATCCAGCAGCATATTATGGCAAACCTCCAAGAGACGCAATTGATATTTTAAATATTGCTATAAACTCTCAGCAAGCAAACAATGTTTTTTTCAAGGGATTCAAGATGAGAATTGAGGTTTCTCCATGGTTTGCTGGTAAGTACACAGACAAGGCATCAGAAATTAAATTTGACAAGTCAATAACAGTTCACTCTGGTCACTCTGAAAGAGAAGCGTGGGAAGGCTATAACGTTTTAGTTGTTATTCTTGATGAGATATCTGGCTTTGCTACAGAAAATACAAGCGGACATGATCAAGCTAAG